AGCTGGGCGAGCTGGGACAGCTCGGCCGCCTCGGCCTGGGTCAGGGTGTCCTTGCCGCGCAGCTCGGCCAGGCGGGCAATCTGCTCAGGGGTCACGGTGGTGTTCCTTCCGGTGGTGGTGTGGGTGGTGCTGGTGGCATGTGCGGCCGCCACGGACGCCACGCGGGCGTCCTCAAAGGCGGGAATCGGGACCAGGGCCACGCTGATAAGCGCGGAGTCGGTCACTTCGTCGTCGGGGGCGTACGTGACGTCTGCCAGCTCCACCGACAGGCCGTCGCGTAGGCCCTCGGCGGCCTCGGTCAGCGCGGTGTCGGCGGCGGCGGTGGTGCCGACCCGGAAGCTCATCCACAGGCCCTCGGGGCGTTCCTCGGCGGCGGTGGCCACCCCGATGGCCACGGCCGGGGTCTGGTGGTAGTCCATGAGCTTGACCCGGGCCAGGTCGGCGGGCAGCCGCAGCGCGGCGGCGGCCCGGACGATGAGCGGCCCGACGCTGGTGTGGCCCACCTGGTTCCAGGGCATCACGATGCCTTCAATGGTCCGGGTGGTGGTGTCGGCGGCGGCGGCGGTGACCTGGGGGCCGGGGGTCAGGGTCACCGTGTCGGCGTGGGCGGCCAGGACCAGCTCGGTGGTGGCCCGCCCCGGGCCCCGTCGCCCTTCCCCGACGACATTTTGTGACTTGGTGTGGGGTGCCAAGCCACTACGGGACCCGGGGCGGGTGTTCATGGGGGTGGTGGTCATGGTGGGGTCAGTCCTCCAGGGTGGGGCCGGTGGCGGGGGCGTTCTTCTCGGTGGAGGCGGCGGTATCGAAGGCCATCCGCTCGCCCTCGGCCACCACGTCGTCCATGGACAGGCGGGCCGCAATCGCGTCCATGTAGAGGCCCGCCCCGTAGTCCAGGAACTGGTCGTTCCGGCCCTCGGTGGTCTCATAGGTCAGGGACGCCCCCGAAGCGGTGGCGTCGGCCATGGCGGCGGGGTTGGACACCAGGCGGGCCGCGTCCACGGCGTCGGCGTTCCGGCCCTCGATGAGTAGGTGGGACTCGTGGGTGCCGTGCTCCTTGGTCTCCACATTCTTGGTGGTGAACGCGACGCCACCCTTCTCGCCGCGGCGGGCGGCCGCCCACCCATCGATCAGCTCGCGCTTGTCGTCGGGGTTCATCGGGGCGTCCCCGGTGTAGTGCAGCTCCAGGTATGCGCTGGGGTTCCGGGCGGCATTGGCGGCCGCGTCCAGGTTGTCCAGCATCCGGCGCAGCGCCGGGGCCCCGAAGCTCAGAATCCCTTCATGCGGGCCGGGAATGAGGATCAGCTGGTCAGCGGGCACATAGGACCCGTCCACCTTGACTCGGCCCACCGCGTCGGTCTCCCACCGCTCGGGCGCGATCCGGGTTGCCACATCCAGCTCGTCCCCACGGCGGCGGGCGGTCCACACCGACCAGCCGTGAAACACACAGTCATCGGCGGTCCACAACATCCGGTGATAGGGGGACAGCTCCCCATCGGTGCGGGTGGCCCACCGGGGGGTGGGCAGGCGGGCATCCAGGGCCATCCGCACCAGCGGGGACCGGGCCACCACCCCACAGATCAGGTGGCGGTGCCGGGCCACGGCCGGAATGGACATAGCGGCCGCCCGGGTCACGGTGCGCAGCTCGGTGCCGGTCAGGTCGGCCCACACCACCGCCTGAAGGGCGTCGGACTCGTGGAACGGGGAGGCCGGGCCCACCACCACGGGCATGGCCCCGGAGGTGTAGGCGGCGGTGACCTCGGCGGCGGACTCGGCGGCCTGGACGGCGGCGGCGTAGCGCCGGGTGGCGAACAGGGAGGGCAGCGGCATGTACCCAATCTTGGGTATGCCGGTGGGACTTTCTCAGCTTCCCCGCACTTCCCGGGCGAGTCGGCGGTGTTCCTTGGCCCGTGCCCGGGCCGTCAAGGCCGCGTTGTCGTCACCGTGACCGTGGACCCGCTCCAGGTGGTCGGCCGCCCGGAGGTGTGCCGCTCGGCGGTCCCCGGACAGCTCCCGCCAGGGCGCGCAGCTGGAGCACCAGGCCAGGACATGCCGGGTCCCTGCATCCAGCTGGACCCGTGCGGCCTTCATGCGGCCCACGTCGTTTCCGGCCGGTGGTCCTCCACCTTGTGGGCCAGGGCCCGGGTGGCCCAGGTGACCGCCTCCAGCGGGGCGGTGGACCCCTCGGCGGTCACCGCCCACACGAAACCACCGCCCGTGGTGCGTCGCTTCCCGGTGACCTGGACCGACTTGTCCAGCTCGGGGTGGGGCCGGGCCTTCCACGCCCGGGCCTTCAAAGCGTCGGCCACATTCTGGCAGGCGGCGGACTCGGCCTGGGTGGTCATGGCCATTAAGTTCAGACCCGGCACCAGCTCCAGCTCGTCGGCCAGGCCAGCTGAGGCCCCGGACCGGGACACCGCCACGGTGTCGTAGCCCACCCAGCCCTTGACGGCCTCCGCGGCCCCGTAGGCGGGCACCACGTCCACCAGCTCAGTGACCACCCGGCCGTCCTCGAGCCGGGTCGCGGCCGCGATAGCCACATGGGACCCGTCCCCGGCCCGGGACACCCCCCAGCCCAGCGGGGTGCCCTCGGGCAGCTCGGGGCCGTGGCGGGCGTCGGTCCACTGGTCGGCCGGGATGGCCCCGCCGATCACCTCGGTCCACCTGTTCCCAGCAGCCCGGGCGAACTCGGCGTCATCGGGCAGCAGGGTGCGGAGCTTCCTCAGCGCCTCCAGGTCGATGGTGTGACCCACGGCGGGATGGTGGGCGGCCACCGCCTCCAGGTCGTTCACGTCCAGGTCATCGGGGATGCCCCACTCAAAGAACGCCATGCCCGGGTCACCGGCCCGGCCCCGGGCCACCAGCTCGGCCAACCAGGTGGACGCGGCGGTGCCACCGGCCGACCACACCCACACCTGAGCCATGGGACGGGTCAGCTGGGTGGGCGCAATGGCCTGCATCAGCTGGGCCCCGTGGAAGTCGGGGAACGCCCACCCCTCATCAATGTCAGAGCGGTCGGACTGTTTGCCGTGCATGGCGTCCTCAGTCGGCGGATGCGGCCTCAGGCTGGAGGTGTTGGGGAACCCCAGCAGCTCGTGGCCGTTGCCGCGCTTCAGGCCCTTGGGCCCCAGCAGGGAGGCCAGCGGGGTGCCCGCCACCACTTCGTCGTGGAACTTGAGGAACTGGTCCCGGGCATCCCCGCCAGTCTGGGCGGTGTACCAGGCCCGGAACCCCGGCACCGACATGCACCGCTCCCCCACCTGGGCCATGGCCAGGTGGGACTTGCCCGCCTGCCGGGGCACGGTGACCACCACCAGCGGGTAGCGCGGCCGCAGGACGCCGGTCACCGCGTCCCGGGTCAGCTCGCCCGCCACATCCGCGACATACCGTTGCCAGGGCATCAGGCCGTGGCGGACCCCGCACCGGCACAGCGGCGGCGGACCCAGCCACACATCCGCGAAGCTGGCCTGAAGGGTGCCCCAGGTCGGGGCCTCGGGGTCCCGCCTGGTGGCGAACTTGGGGGACGGGGCCCCGGGGATCACCAGCCCCGACTCGGTGGTGGTCCAGCTGGTCACCCCGTGCCACCGCCGTGGAGCTTGGCCACCTCGGCCGACCACGCCTCCATGGCCTGCCTCAGCATCACGTCCGCAGACGTGGCCGCCTCGGTGGGCACCATGCCGTCCAGCAGGTCCAGCAGCACCTTGGCGTCCTGCCCCACCGTGGAGGCCCGGCCGCTGGACCGCTTGTGGGCGATCACCGCCGCCAGCTCCCGGGCCAGCGCGATACGGGCCGCATCCCGCGACAGGTCCAGGTGGCCATCGGCCACCAGCTGGGCCAGGGTCCGGTCCACCGACTCCGCCAGGTGGGAGGGCGCGGCGGTCAGCTGGGGCAGCTCCAGGCCGGTCAGCTCCGGCTGGTCGGTGCTCATCGGATTACCACGGCGGTGGGGTCCTGGAGCGACAGCCCGACCTCCACATGCTCGGCGTAGCTCTCGGCGTCCCAGAGGTCCCCGTCGTCGTCCACCCGGACCTGGACCTTGACGTGGTAGTAGCTGGGGAACTCGGCCAGCAGCTCCATGAGCTGTTCCACGGTCATGACAGCTCCAGGGTGCAGGCACCACGGCGGGCACGGCGGGCCGGGTCACAGCCCGGTCCGGGGCACGCCTCGCACACCGGCCGACCACCCGGGCACCGGCACAGGTGCGGGGCACCGTGACGGGCCGGGCAGAACGGGTCGTGCCTGTCGTTTTTGTGGGGACCCGGGGGGGGAGAGTCGG